CCCATGTAGAGTTCTTTCTGTAAGATTGATGATAATATTTCAAACATAATTAAAATTAATAACTAAACGATACTCTGTGTCAGAGGTAGATGTACCTGTATGCTCAGTATGGTTTGGAAAAGTCACAAATCTATTAGCAACTGATTCAACTGTTGTACCATCCTCAAACTTAGTGTACCCATTGTTGGTATTCATATACAGGATAGATGTTTTCATGTGATCTTTGATGGGATGAAACTCTGAGTCTGTCACATCATGATGAAAACCATGTTCTATAATTTTGTTTTTATTAGGCATTATATTTGCCTTGATCTTAAATATAGAAATTGGTTGTATGATTCTTAATACAGGATGTAATATATTTATTGTATCATCTACAGGGGAATATCTCTCGTAAAATAGATGAGTGAATTGAAAATTATTATTGTAATTATTTTCATTATCATTAACAACTTTAGAGGTGTACCAAGGAAAATTCCATGCCATCAATTCCGAGTGCATTTGCTCAAATTCTCTAAAAGGTAGAAAATTATCTTTTATATCAATCATTTTGTAATTACTAATATATGTAGTCCATTCCACCAACTCTTATCATCCTCTGCTATCTCTGTCCTAATTGTTTTTTCAAACACTACTTCTTTATCCTCTTGAAACTTCTTGGCATTGTCTACTACACCATTAAAGTTAGCATCATCTATGATTAGAATATAATTATCTTTTGCCTGTTCATGTAAATGTTCTAAATTTGCGTTCATATTATCACCCACCTCACCATCATAGAATATAACGTCAGGTCTATGTTCTTTATTAGGCAACCATTGTAATACAGGTTTAACAGCAAATCCAACTGAGCAATCAAGATTCATCCACTTATCTGCGTTGTTGACCATTGCATCTATTGGATTCTCTACATCAAATTTATTTCCTAAATCTTTCTTTTTAGGTTTAATAACTCCGTCACTATAATCATCTATAGCATATGCTTTTACTGCACTATTTTTATATAATGCTGCAAACAATGTACTACCCATGTAGCAACCAACGTCAACATATACTGTGCCACGCTCTGAGCATAGATTATTTAATAGGTGTCTAACTTTATCAGATGATAGTCCTAAGACATCATATCCTTCTGGATTAAACCTAGAATTGTTGTCCGTTGCTGCGTCAATAGCTCGGATCACACGATCCACATAAGGATTCATAGTACGTTTCTCCTTCTTCAGTACAGATTCTACCACAGATTCACAATAGTTGCAATCCCAACAGTCAAATTTGCAACTTTTAATTTTGTTTCGCCATATATTTATAGGTGCATCTTTGATCTTCACATCAGTTAGATACGTATCGAACTCTGGATATAATATATCTTTACCTTCATCCCAACGTGTTATTAAATCAAGTGACTCTTTAAATCTCATAGCATCTTCTCTACCATGCAACTTAAATACATCTATTACATCTAAGAACTCTTCCCAATCCTCTCTCCAAGGCGGTAGATTTGCCTCTTTTAATGAATGTGCAGCATCATATTCATCCCAACGTGAACATGATACTCTACTAATATCACTGTTAAAATACTGAGGGTCATTATCCTTTCTTGTACTGTTATATTGATAATGCTCTGGCATGATAGGGCAACCACCCCAACAATGTTCATTAGCAAGCAATGATAGCATTACTGGATTACCTTTCTCTGAACAATATTGTTTTACTTCTTTCAGTCTATCTAACAACTCTCTATCTCTCATTACATCCCTATCAAGATTAATATAATAGAAACCTGCACTAGCTAATGACACTATCTCATTAGGTTTAGATACTTCTCTAAGTATAGTGTTTTTAATCTTTAATTCTGGATACTCTTTTTGTATCTGTCCAGTCATTACCCATGATGTATGTGGTATAGTTGCTATCCTTACACCATTATCATAAAGAAACTTAAAATTGCTGATAAAAGTTTCAAGATTCTTTTGATCTGGTCTCACCCATATATTATTAAACGTTGCTGACAGGGGAATACCTGTCTCTTGTGAGATATAAAATGCGTTCTTTACTGCTCCCTGTGCATCATTGACACTACGAAACACATCCCCCATTGCATCTTGCATGAATGGTGGCATCCTTGTAGTAAAATATAAATCGTATATTAAATGTCTATGTTTCTTAAGAACAGGTATTATTTTGCTCTCAGTATCCTCAGGACTTATCTTCGGGTTTATCGGCAGACTGAAGAGTTCTTTCTGTGACATTGTTGTGTGCATAATCAGTTAATATACCAGTTGTATCAAACATTTGAGGTTTTTGTTCTGGATTCATAAGATGCTCGACCTTTTTCTCTGCTGCTTCTTTTAACTTACCTATGTTAATATTCATAGCAGTAGAATATGTTAATGCAAGATCAGTCACTGCTGCCTGATCTTCTGGTGACATCATTAACATACTATCAAGATTACCTGCCTGTAGTCTACCAGTTGTTAGTAAATCAAGAGCAGATTGCTTTGCCATTCTTGCAATCCAATACTTATGCTCTTCTTTCTCTTCAATCTCTTTGTTTAATACTGTTTCTTTTAGTTCTTCAAAATCATAATCTTCATCAGGTTTTTTTCCTAACTTCTCTTTAATGATTCTAAGTAAACCGTCTATCTCCATTTTAGATTGACGCATTTTATTGTCCCACACTTGTAGGTCAATGTAAAGAAGTTCTAACTCATACTCTTTATCTTGCTTGTAAAATTTATTTTCTTCCTCTGCCATTTCAGACTTCGTACGTTCAATATCATTTAATGTACGTTTATATTGTATAGTCACTTTCTGTACAGCATTAAGACGAGTCTGTATTTCCATGACTGCCTGTCTCATTTGTCGCCAAGGGGTGACTTGTGAGTTTACTACAAAATATTTGTTTTGATATTCCGTCTGCCCGAAAAACTGTGAATCTGTCCAGTCAACTAATTCCTTCTCAAATTCAGTCAAATCCCAACCTTCCTTGAGATCTCTCATGTCTGATAATGTCTTTTCAAATGGAATAGAAACCTTAGGTTTTCTATGTCCTTTAGAACTGGATTCCGTACTTAATTGTTTCTTTTCTTGAAATGAGTCCTGTTGTGTCATCCTGTGTGCACCTTCCGTAATCTAAGCATTGTTGAGATGTCATTGCTATACCAAAGTAATCTTCTAAGAAGACTTGAATCTCCATCACGTTAGCAGCAGATTTTACTTTGTTTATCAATGTTTGTTCTTGAACTGCAAGATCATAGACTTTTGTTTTCCATGTTGCTTGCTTCTCAATCACTATAGCAGCAAAGTCTGCGGTTGTCAATCCTCTGACCTCTGCTAATCTATGTATCAGTTTTGTTTCAAAGGAATTATCAGCAATATAGGCGGTTGCCTCACATAACTGATCTACCCATGTTTCTGTTTCTAAAAATGACCATGAGTCACGTAGTACTGAGTATCTCTCTTCAAATATCTCTTGAATCTTTAATGTTATTACCCCTGTCATGAAAGGTTTAACATACTTTGTATTAATAGTAGCGTCTACTAATACCTTTTCTTTTAGAGTTGTACCATCATCATCTACACCATACTCAGATTTCATGTTTCTGGTCTCACCCCATAGTCTCATACCATAGGTTGCTGTTGTATGATCAAATCTTAGATAGTGTATATGAGGTGGTATATACTGGAATTGTTCATCCTCTAAAGAATAGTATTCTAAAGCAAGGTTTTCACCAAGTTTTGTTCCTACAGTTGCAATATGAGGGTATTTTTCTTCGTCAATGACGATTATGTCAGGATTCGTTGCCATTAGTAATTAGGAATTGTTGTACCGTAGTTGTAGTTTACTGTACCACCAGTAGTTGTACCAGAGATTGCACTTGAGGACGAACAGTGTGCTGAACTCATACCATCGTGACCACTTGGGGGTGATGATCCACCAAGATTATTGTATGAATCAGTTGCGTAGTTCACCTTGAAGGTATTATTATTCTGAGCACCATTGTAGTTTCCTAAACAGTATCCCTTTCTCATACCCATTTCAAAGTTTTCTTCACCCATGTTTCCAAAATCAAGACCTCTAACCTGTATGCCTGTAGTATCATCAACCTTTTGATTACCATTCTGGTTGTTATTACCAGTTCCAACATACATATGACCGATCATAGTGGGAAGTATTTTCTTCCATCCGTCACCGCCAGGACCATGATCCCATGATGTCCATGACTCATTTGCCCATCTAAATCCTGCTCTTTGACCTGATCTCTTCCACCATCCCATGAGTCTACCATGTCCTCCCCATGTTGGGTCATCACCACCATCATTCTGATCAGGTGGGAACCCAGATGTTCTCATAACCTCAGTATTAAGATTGAATACATCAGTTCT